CCCGACGGCGGTCGAGGTCGAGAGAAGCACTTTGGCGTTGGTGTAAATCACGGACATGGGGTGGCCCTCCTTTAGACGGTTTGTCGCTTAATATGCACGTTGAAGCACAGGATGAAACGCTTGTTGTCGTCGCGCTCCAGCAGGAACGGCGGCTGCAGGGCCGTGATCCAGTGGTACTGCACGCTGTTGATCGTCTGGTTCGAGAGGCCGTCGAACAGGGCCTTGACCTGCCGGATCAGCGCCTCGGCCACGTCGTAGGCCATCGCTCGCGCGAGGACCTGCACGGTCGGCTCCTCGATCACCGCCGGCTTCGTCGCCATCGTGTGCTGCGCGGCGAACCCCCCGGTCTCCCGGAAGGCCAGGCAGGTGTCCGGCGACTCGGGCAGCGACCCCTTCTGGATCGTCGTCCCGATGCCCTGCGCCACCAAGTAGGTCGAGAGATCGTCCATCAGCACGCTATCCGCCTTTCAGGAGCGTCGCCTTGAGGCTCGCCGCGATGCGGTCGGTGAAGCCCGTCATGCGCTGCTTCCACGGCTGCTCCAAGTATTTCCACTGCCCGACGTGCGCCCACTTCTTGTACTTCTGCCCGCGAGGCCCGACGCCGCCGGTCTTCCCGGAGCGCGGGTTCTCGTGGACCGACAGGGCGTAGGGAGCGCCGGGGCCGCCGTAGCCGACGATCAGCGTCGGGACGTTGGCCTTCAGGTCCTCGACGACCCGCCCGCTGTTGGACAGGACGCCGTCCATGCGCGGGACCAGGACTTGGCTCTCGGCCATCAGTTCCTCGGCCTCGGTTCGCAGGGCTTTCTGCATGGCCGGCGTGGCCTGCTCGCCCAGGGCCTTCAGGGTCGCCAGGACCTGCTCCGTCCCTGTCACTGTCATCGTGAAGGTTTTGCTGCTCATCGTTACACCGTTATTTCTGTATGATGGGAGCCTGCCTCATCGGACAATCCGTCGACGGCGATGATGGGCGGCTGCTGCGGCACGTTTCCGGCCGGCAGGGTCAGTCGGTCGAGCGCCCCGATCACCGGCGTGTCCATCAGGTAGATGCGCGCCTTGCTGGTCACGTCGACCCCGAAGACGTTCGTCACCTGCCGCTGCTCCCCGTTGATCCGGCAGGCGTAGCTGACCGAGGCCCCGTAGGAGGGGGTCCCGTAGCCGTCCCGTCCGGTGAACGGCTCGATGGTGATCGTGTCGTTCATGAGGTCGTCGAACTCGTTCATCAGTCCCAGGCCCCCACCCGCAGGGACAGCCCCGCGGTGCTGCTCGCCGAGGTGATCAGGGAGAGCATCTTCGAGCCGTTCGGCAGGCCCTGCCAGAACCGCTCCTCGCTGGCCAGGAGCACCAGCCCGAAGCTGGTCGTCAGGACCGTGGTCAGCCCGCAGCGGAACGACACGGCGCTGTCGTTCTTGATCAGCACGTGGCTCGCCTCGAAGTTGAAGGTGAAGACCTGCGCCACGACCGGCGCGCTGGTCCCGATGAAGGTCACGTCTTGGATGAACTCGTTCATGGTGTCTCCTTACTTGATCCGACGGTAGCGCTCCAGAAACGCGATGGACATGTCCGGCAGCGCGTTCTGCGCCTCCAGGACGCCTGCGCGGGAGTAGGTCAGGCTCAAGTCGCCGACGCGCTTGCTGGCGATGCTGCCGTCGCGCTTGCGCCCCAGGTAGAATGTTTTCGCCCCTTCCAACGTGGCTCGCTCCAGATCGTACGGCAGCGTGTGACTCCCCGTCGAGAACGTCCAGCCCGCCGTGTAGTCGACGATGAAGACCTTGCGCTCAGAGCGCGGCGCGATGTGCGCGTCCAGGTCCCACTCGACCCCGGCCGACCAGGGGAAGCCCTGATCCCGGACGATGAACCCGGCCTCGGTGTTGTCGATCACGTAGCTGTTCGGGTCCGCCAGCAGCCCGGTGCTGCCGTAGTAGATGGCCGAGACGGACGTCAGCGGCGTCCGTGAGACCATCATCGTCCTGGCGCCGAACCCGGCGATCGTCTCGCGGTAGCTCTGCCGCAAGGGGTAGTAGCCGATGTAGGTCGCCACGGCGTCGGAGGCCGCGTCGATGGCGTCCTCCAGCACCGCGTCTTGATCGGTGGTCGTGATGCCGAGCTGGGTCTTCAGCGCGTCGAGGCTGGTCAGCGCCCCGCTGGTCGACGTGGTCGTGACGGTCAGCATAGCCCCTCACTTCGGCGGTTCGTAGGCGACGGTCGCGTGCCGGCTGCGCAGGGTGGCCATCTCCAGCCACATCTCGCTGTCCTGCATCGCCCCGTCGAGGTTCGCGATCTCCACCATGCGCTTCTGCCGCTCCTTCTGGAGCCACTGCAGCCGCAGGTGCAATTCGGTCATCTTCACCAGGCTCTGCGGCTCGCTCTCGTACCCGTAGCGGTAGCTCTGCTTCAGCAGGGCCGTGTTCTTGTGCAGCCCGATCGTCGCGCCGCGCCCCTGCGCCACGCCGAGCCAGAACTCCGCGCACGGCTTCTGGTACTCGTACTCCTCGCCGACGACCAGGTCGATCCCGTACAGCTCGATCGTCGTGAACCCGTCGCGCAGGGCGAGGGCGATCATGAAGGCGATGCTGCTGGTGAAGTAGTCGGCGCCGATCGCGATGCAGTCCTGCAGGGGGAAGGCCAGGCAGTTCGGGATGCCGGGGATGCGCGCCACGTTGTAGATCGGGCCTGGAAAGCTCTTGAGCCACCCCTCGTGGTCCGTCCCGTCGACGACGAACTCGTTCCAGTTGTAGTGGATGTCGAACCAGCGGTCGGCCCGCGGGATGTGCCGGTACAGCTGGTTCATACCCCAGACGGAGTACTCAGGATTGTCCCACGGCGCGTCCATCGCGGAGGACATGGCGAAGCCGACGATGGCGACCTTCGTGCGTCGCGTCACGCCGTCCGGCAGGTACTCGTCGACGATCGCCTTCTCGGCGTCCACGATGTAGGTGACGCCCGCGCAGGGGTGCGCGAAGTTGACGCCCTTCGTCGGGAGTCGCGTTTCTGGGGTTAGCGGGCCGCTGACGGGGGTGGTCGTCTCATTCATTGCCTACCCTTTCTTCATGCTGGGGTGCGTCTGCATTTTGCGCTCCGGCATGGGCGGTGGGGTGGCAGATTCGGCGAATCGTTGGTCGATCAACAGCGTGGCCATCTCCGGCTCCACGGTCACGGTCTCCCCCGGCAGGACCAACGCCCCGCTCGGCAGGTGACACCGTCTGAGGAGGCGCACGGGGACGGTCCCCGCGCGCCACTGTGCAGTCGTCGGCTCCATGGACTAGGCCGTGGAGGTCGCCGTGGTGCCGCTCAACACGGTCGGCGGCGCGTAGGTGAACTCCCCGAACGTGATGCCCTGGATGACCTTCAGCTGGTCGGTCCCGTCCGAGACGGTCGTCTTGAAGTTCTTCGTGACCGTGGTGACGGGCCGCAGGAACCGCTTGGCGCCGTCCAGCGCGTAGTCGGCCACGTTGCTGTGCAGGTACTGCGCGCCGGTCGTCCAGTTGAGCATGTCGGTCGTGTGCGCCGTGGTCCAGTAGGTCCGCACGGTCGCGTCGTCCTGGGTCGAGAGGTTGGCCATGTCGCCGCCCCCGGAGCTGTCGCCGTGTTGCAGCTTGCACTCGATTTGGATCAGCCGATCGGCTGCGGTCGTGAAGGCCGAGCTGAACACGAAGGCGAAGGGCGCCGCCACGAGGGCGCGGTCGTCCTTGCGCAGCTGGATCGGATAGGCCGACCCGCCGAGGCCCAGGCGGTCGACGATGGCGCCGTTCATGGCCGCCCCGCTGAGCGAGTCGCCCGTGGAGCAGGTGTACGCCAGCCCGATGCCCGAGAAGGCCGGCACTGACTTGGTGACGTTTCTGTTGATCATAGTCTCCTCCCTGATGGTTCGTCCGTGTCGTCGTTATCCGCTTACTTGCCGTAGATGACGCCCTGCAAGATGGCGATGCTCTCTTGGCGCCGCATCACCAGGTCGTGCTCGCTGATCGCCCGGATGACCGTCTGGTCGTTCTGGAAGGCGCTGACCAGGGTGCCGCCCTCCGTGTAGGCCGCTTCCTGCGAGGCGTCCACCGTCAGGTTCAAGCTCTCGCCGAGGGCCACGTCCGCCATGTCGATCAGGTAGACCTCCGACTCGGCGTTCCGGCTCAAGGTGGTCAGGTTGATCGGGATCGCCGTGGTGGTGTAGTACGGCCAGCCCCAGAACGTCCCCCTCATCATCTCCTCGCGGAACGCGAACACGCCGTTCGTGGTCTGCAGGGTCATGAGGTAGTTCCAGGTCCGCGGCGACCAGAACCAGGCGGGCTTGGTCATCGGGATGTTCTGGTTCATCAGGGTCACGATCAGG